GACTTGGTCGTTCGTGCGACCACGGAGACGCATTCGCTTTGGCAGTGCTCGAATTCGTCGTCGGATGTAGTGATCCAGACAACGACATCATCATCGACGGCTGCTTCGGCGATGATGAGAACTATGGATTCGGATAGAGCGGCCCGGCGCATCCATTGGTCCGGGACCCACCAGTCCCGAGCTGTCTCTCGGGAGATTGAGGCATCATGAGTGTAGGCGCACTACCCTATGGCGACAGAGCAGCACGCGAGGTTTCGCAGCGATTCGGCGGCGTGTTTGCCACCACCACCTTGCTTGCAGCATTGCCCGCAGATCGTCGAGTCGACGGCATGGTCTGTGTCGTCTCTGCCGGGCCCGAGATCTACATCTTCGATGCTGACGCGACCGTTGGCGGCGTTGCCCCATCTGCTGGGTCTGGGCGCTGGCTTGGTGCCTCCGTCGGCGGTGGGAGTGGCGTCAATCCCGTCAAGGCCGTAAAAAACGCCACTACAGGTGCACTCGGCGCATATACGCGGACCGGGAACAACATCCTAGCCGATGCGAATGGAGCTGTTGGCGCAATCGACGGTGTGACCAATGTCGTCGGTGACAGAATCCTGCTGAAGGATGGAGCGGCCGACAAAGACAACGGCATCTGGGTCTTCACCGCTGTCGGTGGTGCATCAGCGAAGTACGCTATGACGCGCGCCCCCGACTTCGATGAGTCGGGGGATGCGGTACCGGGAACCATCGTGGTCATCGAGCAGGGCACCGCCAATGCGGATCGCTCCTACATGCTGACCACCAACGCGGCCATCACGCTCAATACCACGAGCCTGACGTTCACGTTGCTCCCGAGCTACACGGACCTGAACGCTGCCGGGGGTGCTGCACGTGTCGGCTTCACCGACACAAACAGCAAGGTCACTGGCACGACCCTGCAGGCACTGGTCGACGAGCTCACGACCACCACCGGCGGCGCGATGGTCGGCATCGAAGACGCTGGCTCACACTTCACAGGAACCAATAGTGAGGCTGCGTTGCAGGAGGTAGGCCTCATCCGCATTCGCAAGCTGCAGCTACAGATCACCGAATCGGATCTTACGGAGTCTAGTGACGGTGTGGCCCAGGCCATCAATATAGGATCTGCACTTCCTGCGAACGCATTCGTCCTGGGTACTGACGTCCTGCTCACAACCCAGTTCACGGGAGGCAGCGCCACTGAGGTCGACCTCGACATCGGCGTGTCGGGGGCCATCAAGTCGCTGCTCGGTGACCTCGATGTGCTCGCCAGTACCGCCTCTGGTGCACACTACAACATCGGCGACGCTGTCGGCACGCGGGTGAACGGCTACTTCGGCGGCTCGCAGCTCATCGCCACCTTCACCCCTGACGGCTCGCACGACCTCGCCGATCTCGATGCTGGTGATCTCACAATCACCATCCTCTACACCGTGATGGCGTAATCCAATGCCACGTCTCACAAACATCTACGTCAGCCCTCGTACCATCACTATGGAGGTGGCGAACATCCTGGACGCCGACGCCATCAAGACGTCGATCGCCACTTCCACATCGGCCGCCTCGTACACTGGGGCGGCCTTGAACGGGGACGATGCTAACCCTGGTCCGGCGACTCCTACCCCCGATGGGCATACTGGAGTTCCGCAGTACCCGGTGGCAGTCGGGGCTGGCGCGGGGGCATTCGTCGACGGGTCCGCTGTGACGTTCACGGGGACCTACGGGGGCGAGACCACGGTGCGCACTGCCACTGTGGTTGGTGCCAATGGTGGGACGTTCATCGCAGACGGGCCTCTTGACACGTGTGATACTGTGGACGTTGAGGAGCAGGCAGACACTGATGGAACGTGGACCTTTGGTTTCACGGATATCGGGGTCTGGAAGGAGCACAACGAGTTCAACCCCTGCCGGCAGATCCGTGCCGATGCTGCTGGAGTCGTGTCGGTGGTCTATGAGGGAGGCTATGCCGATCTGCTGCCATTCACAACTGGGCAGGTCCAACAGGTAGGCCCCAACCGTATCGTCCAAGCTACCACCACAGCAACGACCATCACGCTTTACCGGTGACATGTGGCCAGACGGCGCCCTAGCGGGACTCAAAGGCAATCGCGGCCACCCATAGAGCGCGCTGACGAAAAGCTCCCACCTGGAGAGGTCATTGAGGATCGACCTCTTTGGGAACAGTTTCTCAAAATTGGTGGTGCTGTCTCTCCGGAGGCGCTGAGCAACATAATCTCAGCTGCCGATTACGGGCGTCCTGCTCAGCTCATCGACATTGTTCACGAGATCCGGCAAAAGGACGGGCACGTTCAAGCGTGCATGACCACGCTAGAACTCGAGGTGAGCTCTCTGCCTTGGACCGTGGTGCCCATGCCGGCCGCCAACGGCAAGCCTCGCAAAAGCGAGCAGAAGCTTGCTGCTCAGGTCCAGGCTGCAATTCGTGAATGCTCCGGTTGGAGCGAAATGGTGGCCCACCTCATTGGAGAAGGTGAACTCCATGGGCATGCCACATCCGAGATGATGTGGGGGATCCATGATGGGTCGGAACCGCTGCTTCGTGGTTGGATGATACCGCAGATCGCAAAGAACATAGCTGCAAATCGATTTGGCTTCCGCAACAGCGATGGGCGCCTGGTCTTTGACCCAAATGGGCGCGGCCAGATGGATGAAGGGATCGAACTGGTCAAGGAATACCAGCTCGGGAAGTTCGTCCAGCATTGCCCACGAGTAAACGGCGATGTCGCAGCGCGCGAAGGGCTAGACCGCCTAGTGGCGTGGGCTGGCATATTCCGCAATCACGGACTGAAAGGTTGGCTTCTCGAATCAGAGAACGCGTGGAAGCCTACACGGCTGATCGAATACACAAAAGGCGCAAGCAAGGAAGACATCGCTTTCGCGAAGCAGCTTGCAGCAAAGCTGACCACCACGGGTGGGGCTGCGTATCCAGAGACGCTCAAACCTACTGTCGAATATCCGAAGGCCACCGGGCAAAGCGGGCAGTCCCGTTTCCGTGAACTCGAGGAATGGCTGGGCATGGAGCTCAGTAAGGCTATTCTCGGCCACACTCTGCTGTTGGAGAGCGGTTCCCGAGGAGCCAGGAGCCTTGGCGAGGTCGGCTACAAGATGGCTCAGGGGCGACGTGACGCGCGCGCCATTGCGCTGGCGGTGACGCTCAACGCGCTGCTAGTGAGGCCTCTCGTAGCATACAACCAGCCATCGAAACGCCCTCCACTGCTGCTACCAGAAGTCAAGAACGAGATCGACCTCGTTCAGTTCTCAACTGCTGTCGACTCCCTAGCGAAGCGTATGCGCATCGGAGCATCATGGGTCCGCGAGCAAGCACGCATCCCAGAGCCACAGGCCAATGAAGAGATCCTATCTACCGGAACAACCCCCGATCCAATCGGAGGAGGAACCACGAATGAATCGGGACAAGCAGACTCCTCAGAGCCGCCGCCGGGCACGGACGGCGAAGAGTGATGTCCGCAGGGTTCACTCGGCGCTTGACGAGCGGAGTTTGGTGACACGATGAGCAAGCAAACCAATAGCGACGTCATCTACCGCACTTTCGGGCTCGAAACGAGAGCGGAATCCCTCGACGATGAGAAGCGCTCGGTGCGGATGATTGCGTCGACCAACAGCGTCGACAGCTACGGTGATATCGTAGAGCAGCACTGGGATCTTGAGCGGTACAACCAAAACCCTGTTGTGCTCTTCAACCACAACAGAGGGAGCTGGAACGAAACCCCCGCCGACTTGATTCCGGTGGGGCACAGTCTATCGACTGAGGTCGTCGCTGGGCGTCTCGAATTCGAGCCTCAATTCAGCGATGATCGCGCATCGCCATTGGCCGAGAGAGTGTGGCAGGCGATTCGGCAGAAGACCCTACGCGCTGCCTCAGTTGGATTCCGCCCGGGTGCCGTAATCAAGATGCGAGATGAAGAAGGCAATCTGATCGGATATCGACTCGGCTCTCCAGAGGATCCCAACGAGCTCGTGGAAATATCTGTCGTGCCTCTGCCGGCGAATGCAGACGCAGTGGCATTGAGTGCCAAAGCACATGCGAGCGAACGGGCACTACTCGAGCGGTTGGCTACCACTGAGCCAGACCAGAACGAAACCACTACAGCCGCTGAAGCGGCAGAAAGCGGTATCATGGACAAGACAGAGAAAGCGGAGCAGCTCCCCATCGAGCCCTCCGAGAAGTCGAAGCCTGATGCTGCCGCGAAGGAGCGGGAGCATACGGCAGAACTCGAGCGACAGCTCGCTGAGCAGAACAAGGAACTCGAGGCTTTGCGCGCACAGCACAAGGCACTCGAGGCCGAGAAGGCAGCGGCAGACGTAGATGCCATCATCGGCAAAAAGGCCGTCCCGGCATCCAAGGATGCGTTCCTGAAGCTGCGGACATCCAACCCCGAGCTCTTCAGCGAGCTCGTCAAGAGTTTGCCGGACATCGCTCTCGGCAAGGAAGTCATCCCGGAGCGCTCTCCGGCTGAACACGCAACCACCAAATCGGCTGACCAGCGACTTGCTGCGGCCGCAAGCGAGGTCGAGTAATGTCCAGCACCAAAGTTGCCGGCGTTAACAACGCGTACATTGACCAGATGGCAGTCGACGCTACTGCTGGGACCGAGACTATCAGGCGAGGCATGCCGGTGAAGTACGGGACCGCAGGTCTCGACGAGGCATCTGCTGCCACAGACGAGGTGCTCGGGATCGCATACTCCAACGAGGACGGCGATTGGCCTGCAACCTCAGGCGAGCGTGTCAACTACGTCCGCCTTGGCAGCCCGTGCACCGTCAAAGCACTCGTTGCCGCTGCTGGTGTGACGGCGCGCAAGCATGTCGTTGCCGCGTCTGGTGGCGTGGTGGACATGCCCACTTCCGATCCGGACGGCACCACCACCTGCACCACGTGCGGGCAAGCTGACTCCACCCAGGTATCCGGCGATTTCGTCAGCCTGTACCTCGGGTTCACCAAGACGATCGACTATACCCCGTAAGGAGTTCGCCATGAAGCGCAGGAATCCAAACAAGCCGCTCCCCTTGGAAGCATTCAAGGAGGACGACACTTTTCCGCTCGCTCGCACCGAGAAGGGGTTGAAGTTCGATCGATACTACGCGAATCTTCAGCGTGTCGTGAACGATCCGAGTCATTCCAAGGACCTCGAGGAGGCTGGGCTGGCTGTGAAGAACCTCACCCCCGGCAATACCACCACGACACAGGTGCTGCAAAACCTGTCGGTGATGTACGCCAACGACGAGTTCATCGGCAATCGGCTGATGCCAGAGGTCCCAATCCCCGTGAGCAAGGGGCTGAGTTTCGCGTACTGGTTGTACGAGAAGCGCTTGAAGTTCCAGCGTCCGGTGACGACAATCGGAACCGATGGCGCAGTGAACCAGGTCTCGGAAAACGTCAGCCAGACCACTGGCTCGCTGAGCAAGAGAGCTCTGCAGGAATACATCGATGCGTGGGATCAGGAGATGTGGGACACCCTCGTGGCGGACCTTATCGACCCCACCATGAATGTGCTCGACCTGCTGGCTCTCGATCGCGAGATTGCACAAGCAACGCTGCTTTGCACGTCCGGCAACTACGCCGCGACGGGCTCGCCCACGGTGACATGGAACAGTGCTACCGGTGGCGATCCTGGCAAGGACGTCGATGCGATCAAGTCGTCAATCTGGCGTGGCACTCAACAGACCAGCCTCGTGGCGTTCACGAGTTGGGACGTGCACCGCGTCCTCAAGAGGCATCCGGTCATTCTGGATACCTTCAAGTATGGCGGCAACTCCCCCATGCAGGCTACGCGCGAGATGCTCGCGGAGTACTTCGAGGTGGACGATTACCTCGTGGGGCTCCCGAGTTACGACTCGGCCAACGATGGCCAGTCAGCCGCAAGCTACGCGAAAATCTGGAGCGATGTCTTTGGCGTCGTCCGGGTTGCAACCCGCCCATCTCGGCGCAGCGCGCACTTCGCCTCGACATTCGTCCAGGCCCCAACCCAGCAGACATGGTTCGACCCGAAGGCTGGCGGCAAGGGCGGCTTCTTCACGAAAGTTGCTGACGCCCATCTCGAGAAGGTCATCTGCTCCGACTGCGGATACCTACTCACGAGCGTGCTGACATGAGTCAGAATGGCGCACAGGGGGCTGGCGGGAAGCAGAAGCCAGCCCCCATGGGTGGGATCTACGAGATCATCGGCAATGGCCAGCTCATCGACAGCGGGAAGGTTCTGCGTCGTGGTGATCTGGTCGAGCTGGCCCCCGAGGACGCCAAGCGAATCATCAAAGCTAACCCAGGCCTTCTGAGACGACCAGACTGAAATGGCGTACATCACCACGGCAATGCTTGAAGACCGGCTGTCGGCAGCCGTGGTGAAGCGCATCTACGACGACAACAATGATGGCACGTCAGACACGAGTCCGCTTGCGCGTGTTGTTGCGGATGCTGAGTCGCGGTTCGAGTCGTTCTGTCGAGGCATCTACTCCCTGACTGCCCTCCGTGCCTCTCCCCCCAGCGAGGCTGTCAGATTGTGCCTCGACGTTGCTGAAGCGCTAGCCTGCAGGCGTTTCCCCCGCGCCGTCAATCGGGAGTGGCAGGAGCTTTGGGGGGCATCCACGGCTGAGCTCAAGAGTCTGAGGAGGGGCGAGACTCGTCTCGACGTCGAGGGCACTCCGGAGCCCGGGGCCAACCAGGGCGGAGAGTACACGGTGCAGGGATACGACCTGGACGACGAACAGCCGGCGTCGTATACGCATGACGGGTTTGGTTCGTTTTGATGGGCTACGTACCTATTGGTAGGGAGATAAGCCCAGAGGAACTGTTGGCACGATTGTTGAGGCAGCAGCGCATTGTACGAGCGCTCAACGTTGTTCGGTCGATGATCGTGTTTTTGCTCGGGATCATGCTGGCCAATCAATGACTGACGTATTCGGCCTCACCCAGCTGCCAGTTCAAAGCCCAGCTGCCAGCACCGATGTCGTCAGCGACATGCTGCTGCAGCGGCTCGGGGCATTCCTTCAGGCCGCGTTCAACCGCATGGGCTCAACCGCATGGGCCGTACGGTGCCCCGGCAGGACGGTGGTGGACCATGTATTTTACCACGACCCCAAGGTGCTGTTTGAGGAGAATCGACTCCCGGCGCTGTATCTGTGGTCGGGTGACTCGGCGCGCGAGCAGGCCGCAGATGATGTTCTGAAGGATACTCGGACGATCCACATCTACTGGGTTACCGAGCCCGGACAGGAGGAGCACATCATCGGCCGCGCGCCGTTTCAGAACGCCGTGAACAAGATGCTCATCACGGCGCTGCATAGGGAGCGCGATCCGGCGTGGGTCGTGTCAGGTGATACGGACCCACTGGCGGCAACACAAGGCAGCTTCCTGCCCACGTGGCTCGGGTACAACTCCATCACCAGGGGCGCGAGTAAAGAGCTCGAGCTTATCCTCGGGGACAAGGACGGAGATGGCCGGTCCAAGATCTACTACGGTATAGCAACGAGCGTGGTGGTCGAGGAGTTGGTCACGTGGGGAGCCGATTACGCGGAAATCGCTGGGCTGGATGCGGAGCTGGCGCAAAGCGGGCGGCATGCGGGTGATGTCTACTCCCCGACTGGAGACACTCTCATCTGGCGAAACCAGATCGTGCGCATCGATGGCGTGGCAGTGACGTATGGCTGACCTGAAATTCTGCCTGGTAGAATTGAGCGCTTCGGCCGAGACCGATCTCACTGGCCCCGGCACGTGGGATAGCATCGCCGGCACGTTTACGCTCGACAGCAAGTCTGACTCGGACTTTGAGCTAGCGGGTGCAGGCTGCAAAGTGACGTACAATGGGACGTCCCCGGCAACTGTGGTGGCAGATGCTGCAGTGAGCGTCAACGCCACGGCCACTGGCGAAATCGGGATTGGGTTCGCAGTGGACGGGACTCAGGAGCAAGAGCACGTCCACACCAAGCCGGGCAACACGAACATCACGCCAGAAACTCTTCCGACGCTGCTCGACGTCGCTCCCGGGGAGACTATCGAGCTGGTGATGATCAATAGTGCAGACGCCACCAATGCAACAGCAGAGCATGTCTCGATGCGGCTGCAAGCCTTCACGTACAGCTCATGAGACTTCGCGGAATCCAACTCATCCAGATGCGCGACAGCCGCGGCAAGATGGTCAAAGACCTAAGCTATCGCACCACGCTATCTCCTTTCTCCGCCCGCGTGATGACTCTGGTGTATCTGGCTTGGCGTCAAGATGAACTTCAACTCGACGGTTGATCTCACAGAATTCGACAGGTGTGTTCAGCGCACCAAACGCGAGCTCGCACACCAGATATCAGAGGGAGTCACCGGGGCCGCTGCCCAGGCTGTGGCACACGTTCGCTCACGTGCACCATTCCGGGATCGTACTGGCGCCCTACGAAGGGGCGTTCACGTGGAGCGGTCTACTAGCTCCCCGCGCTTGGCTCAGGCTTGGTTCGTATCTCCCCAGCACTACGCCATCTACGTCGAGGAAGGCACCAGCGCCCACGACATCTGGCCCAAAGCCCCCCACGGAACGCGTGGTGCTCGCCTTCAAAAGGGACAGAGCGCCAGAGACAAGAGCGACATCGGGACCCACCGCGTGGCCCTGCGCTGGTACGTGGGGAGCCGTCCAGTGTTCGCTAGCATGGTGCACCACCCTGGAAGCAAACCCTATCCATTCATGCAGCCGGCGCGCGACTTTGCGCAGCAGTGGCTGACAGCAGAACTCGATCGTGGGTTCTACAGACTACAGACGATTTGGTCGTGAAAGCGAGGCGGGTGTGAAACCAATCCTGAACGTATATCCGAACCCCTACTGTGCACTCGATATGTTTGGCATGCCATGCGGCGTTGTCCCTAGGTGCCCCGAGCATGGTGATGGCTACATCGGTGCCGAGATCGATCGAGACGCAACCGAGATCACCCGCAAAGAGCAGACTCAGAAGGTGTTCAGCGTCAAGGACAACAAACGCTACGAGGAAGTGGTGACGATCCCAGGGCGGCAGATCACGCGCTGGAAATTCCTCGGGGTACCGGCGGTGGAACTCGCGAAGGGGCCTTCAGCGTTGCTGCAGCGCTCACCAACGCGAGTGCAGTTCGACACCTACTATCTGAAGCGGCTTCAGCGCAGAGAACTGCTTCCAGCCGATGAAGAGTCGGCGCGGCATTGCGCGTTTCACGTTGGGCGCCTGCCCGAACCGAAAACACCTGCCGAGAAGCGCCGGCAGCAGAATATGCATATCTACTCCCCTCCGGCTGAGGCGCTCGCCAAGGCCTACGAGGCGGCATACGGAAAAACGCCAGCGGTGGCATCAGCCCCGGTGGTAACCACAGAAATCAAGCGGGCGGCAAAGTCCGCCAAGAAGAGTGAGGACTGATGGCATCCCTCATTGTTGTTGATGGGCTCACCGCTGACGACAAGACCCCAGGATCGTACGGCGAAACCAAGTTCGGGCAGGGGCGCGTCTCAATCGGCAGCTTCGCTGTCAAGTGCTTGCTGATCGGATACCTGCTGGCTGCTGGCTCGGCCACTGCTGACCAGGATATCGACGCTATCCCCGGGATGACCGAGGCCTATGCTCTCTATGGAGAGCGCAGTCAGTTGGCTGTCATGGCTGAGGGCGCCTTCTCGGCAGTGGGAGAAGGTGGCGTTGAGCTCTGGGGGGCTCCGACGGCTGAGGCCGGAGGCGGCGTTACCGCCTCGATTACCGTCACAATCGATGGCGCCACTTTCAGCACCAACGGCAGCTTCGACCTCTATTTTCGAGGCAAGGCGTACAACATCACTGTTCTGACGACGGATACCAACGAGGACGTCGCCAACAGAATCGAGTCAGTTCTCGAAGCCGACGCGAATTCCCCGGCATTGGTTGCGGTGGCCGCCGGTGGTGTTGCCGATGAGTACGTGGCTACCATCACGATTCAGAACAAGGGGGAGCACGGCAATCAGTACTATCTGGCGGCCGTAACCTCCTCAGCCCCGTCGGAATTGGAAGTCACCATCAGCGGCTCGCCAGTGGCTGGCACAGGTGGCCTCTATCCGTTCACGAGCGGCGCGGGCGCCCCCACACTGACCACGCTATTGGCCCTCATGGAGGCCGATGAGTACGACTACATCGCCTATGGCTTCAACGACGCCACGTCATTGGCTGCCCTTGAGGCATACGCGGACGCTCAGGCTCTGGCTACGGTGGGGCATCTGGAGCACATCATCTGCGCAACCAACGATGCCTACGCTACGGCCATTAGCCGCTCCGCCACCACGCTGAACGCCTACCGTGCGTGTATGCTCTGGGATGAGTACCAAGAGGCTCACCCCTCGGAATGGGCTGCCGAGTTTGCGGCAATCAGGGCGTCGCGCGAGGGGACGAATCCGTGGCAGAACTACATCGGACAGCAGTTGCGGTCTGCACAGCCAAAACGGTATGGCCCGGCAATCGCGACTCACTCAGAGCTCAAGGCGGCGCTCAACAACGGCTTGAGCCCAGTGACGACCAAGGGCGGCGAGTGTGAGATCGTGCGCGCCATCGTTACGCATTGCCTATCGGGGTCTAGCCCTGACTACCGATGCTATGACGTGCCAGATGCTGTGGTTCCCGACCGTGTGCGCAAAGAAGTCGATGCGCTGTGGGCCGCATGGTCCGCAAACAATCCGGCAGTGCAGGACGACCCAGCTGAGGGCGAAAACGTCCCGCAGGGAGTGGGTTACCCATCCCTCTGGAACGCCGGTCTCTACGCCAGGCTGCTCAGATTCCAAGATGAGAATCTGTGGCTACAGGATGTAGACGACTATCCTCCGACGTCGGCTTGGGATGACGACTCCAAGCGCATCGTGTCGGCTATCCCTCTGATTGTGCGGCCCATCAACGCTCAACTGGCATTCTCCGTGCGTCAGATTGCTTCTTAGCTTCTCGTTTCCTCCTCCTCGGTTTAGCTGATAGCGCGGCAGCTATGAGCGTCCCCCCACACCCCAGGACGCACCGCGCTACCTACTACCGCTTCCCGGCGCAAGCCGACGCGTAAGCAGAAAGGGTCCGTGATGGCTCGTTACAAGCATGCGTCAATCTATGTTGACGGAAAGAAGCTCGGCAAAGCATCGGGCGGGTCGTACACGCCGTCGAGCGCGTCCGAAGCCCAGTACAACGATGATGGATACGCTGGCGAAAGCGAAGCGCCGTTCATGACGGAAATCACCGCCGACACGATTGAGCCAGTCGGGTCGTCTGGGCTGGATCTCACAGCTGTGATGTTGCGGCGTGGCTACGTCAACGTAGCAGTTGCGACTATCGAAGGACGACCCCACCAGATCGACAACATGCGCGTGGTACGCGCGGAGACTAGGTGGACCAACAACAACGGCACAAAGACAGGTTCATATACCTTCCGAGGTGGCGTTCCGAAGATCGTCTAGCAGTCATCGGGGTGTGAAATGAAAGCAAGCGCGCTCATCAAAGGGCGACGCGCAATCAAGCGCGTCAAGATGCCACTAGCCAACGCCGGTCCCCTGCTCGGCAGTCAGCCGCCAGAGCTGACCGCTGCCCAACAGGAGGCCGGCGTTTTGCCGTCTGATGCTCCCGACATCGGGATTCGAACTCTTACCGCATGGGAATGGGGCGAGGTACTGAGGCAGGCCAGTGAGTTTGCGACCACTCGCGGCGGCAAGGCGGAAGACACCGACGAGCTCTATCAGCTCGGCAAGATGGCCTACACGCTGTTGGTTGCGTGTGTGGACCCGGACGATGATGGGCACGGCCCATTCTTCGACGGCGGAATCGACCAGATTCTGAACAGCATCGATCTCGGCCGCGACGGTATCGCATATCTGTACGAGCAGGTCGAGATGTGGCAGGACGCCACCTCCCCGCAGCTGCTCAATATGGATTCGAGCGAACTCGAGTCTGCTATCACCGAGCTCGCTGGCGAGGAGGGCAGCTCGATGCGTTTTTTTACGGCATTGCGGCCAGGCATGCAGTGGCGCTGCGCGCGTTTTATGGCTGTCCTGCTGCAGAGCTTTCTGAGTTCCAGCTTTTCTTCTGGTGGCGACTCTACGGAGAGCAGCAAAGCCGTGAGTTCGAAGCCGGACGCCAAACGTTCGAACGCCAAGCACCCCCGCCGGCACAAATAGACGGATGACCACTCTCTCCGCTTTCCGCCAACTGAAGAATCCAGAGCCCATCAAGCCGGCCAGGGTCGAGCTTCTCCAGCCTACGGACTTCGCTGACACCTGGCAGCATCGCCCGGGGGCTGCGGTAGCCGTAGGACTCCGCCGCCTGTCGGAGGCCGAGGAGCAGGACGCGATCAAGGAGGCTACACGGGAGGCCACTGAGGCAGTGAACTCGACCACAGAGGCCGACCGTGTGGACGAATTCATCCGCGTGTTCAACGAGTCTCTGATGACCGTTGGTGTGGGCCGTGCGTTGTGCGACCCCAACGACGTCAGAAAGCCGTCTGCTGCCATCCCGATGGCTGAGGACCTACTGGGGCGCGCCATTCGCAG